GTCAAACTGGTGGCAATTAACCAAAAGCTAGAAAGGAAACCATACGGTGGGGTCTGGATTAAGACCTCCTCGGATGGACTTCCAATCCGGCTTCGGTTACTTAGGAAGGCTTTAAGAGAAGATGCTAAAGCAGTGATTCAAATCACTTCTTTAGTACGACTCGTAAAGCTTCCCCCAAGTTACGATATCTCTACTATTACTAGTAAAGGTACAGCAACTTGGCCGCCAATTTGGATTGATGAGTTTACCCATTTCTTGGATAAACACGTCAAACCAGTTACCATTCATCCCGGTGAATGGCACGCCAGTTCTAAAGCTGGACCTAACGGTCCTGCTGTTATCAGCTCAGCGTTTGACGCGCTAAGCCTAAAACAGCATGGACTATTAGGAACAGTCCAAAACTGGTGTACCATGGTGGGGGAAGAACGAATATCAAACCTGTTGATGGAATTAATCAACTGGATTGAGACTAATTCTTCCTTCCGCCCTAAACGTCAATTATACAATGCGAAACTTGCTTACCTTAGTGATAAGGCAGGTAAGACTCGCGTCGTATACATCTTGAACTACTGGTTACAAGAGCTAATGTTACCATTGCATAACGCAATGATGCACTGGCTCAAGAACCAAAATCAAGATGGCACCTTTGACCAAGCGAAGACTATCAACACTGTCAAGAAGTGGACTAAAGAGGGAATTCCTCTTTGGTCTTACGACTTAACAGCAGCGACAGATCGCTGGCCGAAGGCGCATCAACGTTTAGTCATCGAGAGAGTAGCCGGCCCCAACTGGTCAACAGTGTGGGATGGTGTATTGTCAATTCGACCATATTCCAAACCACACAAACAGTATGTGAGCTATGGCGTTGGTCAACCCATGGGCGCTTATGCGTCATGGGCTAGCCTTGCTATGACTCACCACTGGTTGATCAGATGGTGCGCTTCCAAAGCGGGAGTTCCCTGGAACTGCTACGTAGTGCTAGGCGACGATGTCGTTATTTCCAACGGCAAAGTTGCTAAGCTCTACGAGCAATATCTTCATGACCTTGGAGTAACCATCTCCAAAGAAAAGTCAGTGGTCTGGGAAAACCAGATCTCTGGCTCCGCTGCAGAGTTTGCAAAGCAAACTTTCTACAACGGTGAAGATATCTCTGCTATCTCACCTCAACTTCTTAAGGAAGTTTGGGATCACCACCAATGGTGGAAAGTCCTAGACATCCTTATGATGTTTAAGGAGAGATACGGAATGTTGTTTTATTCAACATCAGGAAACCTCTCGTTCCCGGCCCCGGTTGCTCAGTTACTCTTTTCCTTAAACAGAAAAGCTGTAAAAGAGCTTCCGATCCTGATCGGAGATCCTGGGAGTCCTCGATGCCTCCTTTCGGAGGTTAAAGAGGGTTTAAGCTCTCAGGAACGTTCATTAATACCTAACCCTTGGGCAGGTATCGATGAACTCATCTATCTCACTTGCAAAAGTGAGATGATGGGCGATCAGGTCAGTGAGAAGGCTACTAAGCTTATTCAGCTTAAGAAGTCGCTCACTGAGGGTGCTGGTGGGAACGTACCAGCTGGCTGGTTCATTGAGTCTCCTCATCACCCTATCTGGGCTATTATTAGTAACCTAGATAAGGCAGTGAAGAGCGCCTGCGAACATTTAGCAAATTGCTATATCCCAGAAGGATATACCAATCTGTTAATGGACGTAGACTTACTCAATGACCTTCTTACAAAAGGTATAACTTACAAAGAGTGGAAGGACAAGAAGTCCCGCCGTCTCAAAGTAGGTTGTACCCTGAGTAAGAAGCTCCACCACAAGGTGCTTCACCCCGAAGAACTTTACCATTCAGACTCACGTCTGGATGATATCGGACTTTGGGGCTAGGCCGGGCAACTTTGCCTTACCCCCCGGGGGGTTAATCCGGGGGGGACATAGTCGACCCCCTTACGGGGGAGGTCGCCAT